GACAGGTTTGCGGTTAACCACGCAGAAGTTATAAGCGCCCGAATATATTATTTCGGTTATAGCCTGATGCCCGTTAAGGCTGCCGACTTCGTTTAACTCTTTGCCCAATTGCAGGCGCATAAACTCCTCGCAGGCAATCATGCCAAAAGTTAAGCCTATTACGCCATTATCAGTATTTAATTCTGCGTGGTTGTTCATTATATAACTACTTCAACAGTATTTACTGGTTCTCCTTGACCCGTTAAACCTAAAGTCCAAGTTGCTAATTCATTGTCAGGCGCTTGTAATGGCAATGACGAAATCTTTACAGGGCCACGAACAATAATATCGGCAGCTAACGGGCCTTTTGCAATCATGGCATCGAACGTTACGCCACTTTTCCAAAGGTCAAAGTAGTGCGCAAATGAAACAGTGCCAGTGTCAGGTGTGCCAGGGATCAATTGAGCTTCACCACTTAAATTCCAACCCTTACGACCTGGTATTGATGTCGACCAATCGCCGGTACATTTGGATGACGTATCAATATCATCGCCTGTAGTTTCAAAGCTAACCGATGTTAAACAAACAGCTGTAACCCATGTAGCTTCACCCGATACTACAGGCCCTGTTTTTGTACTTAAAAGGTACTGTGTACCGTTAACTGGTGTATTTGCCATGATTTTTAAATTTCTTGTATTGAATGGTTAAATATAGTAATTGTTCTGTATATATTTTGCTCTTTTGTTTTTTCTGATAAATTACGGGTCAGGTCGATGCGCGATCTGGTAACAGCGAAGTTAGTTAGTGAGAAATCCCCCGATGTATCGGTTAGTATTCTTTGCTTAACCAAGTTATTTAATAACTCCGATTTGACGAAAGATCCGTTATAAGCAGGGTAAGTTGTGTAACTATCAACCTGCATTGAATACCGCCCACCGAAATAGCATTTAGTGCTTTCGTCTGTGCTGGTTTGGTTTGATAGAATGATGTATACAGGTGGCGCATTTACACGTGACCACGGCGCAATAGTATCGTTAACCTCATCAGAATAAATAGGCACATTAACTCCTTCTATCTGTATGCCAGTTAGCAGCGCTATGTACTTTATTCTTAATTCGGTTTGTGCGTCTTTCATTTAACACATTGTTTTTTAACCTCATTTAATAACCACTCGTTGTGAATATCTATTAACCGCTTCAATTCTTTAAAATTGATTATAACCGAATCAATATCATCCATAACTTTGTTTTTAACTCCTTCTCCCGTTTGCTGCATCTTGTACTATTTTTAATAATCTGCCTTCAAATCCGTTTGTATACCTAACCCAATTAGGGTAAAAATAAGGCTTTGCAATCAATCTACCTTGCCCGTTAATATAAAACGTTCGGGCTATGTCTTGAAACTCCTTTGGCAAAGTTGGCACTAATGCTGATGCGCTTTGCCCTGTACCAAACTCAACATATGCCCCTATATTCCCAGCGTTTACATTTATGCTTTGCGTTAACCCGCCCTGGCTTGCTACCTTTTGTATTTTTTGGTTAATTCCTATTGGCGCGTCACCGATTGCACCTATTTCAATGTTAGTAGCCGTCTCGCTAATCTCCTCAACAATATCTTTACCCAAGTTGCCTAAGGCTCGTAATCGGCGGATTAAATCGTCTGCGCCCTGCATATCAAACTAAGTTAACAAATAACTTAATAGTAGCTACCGCATGTGGTGTATCGTTATCATCAGTAACATTAATGCTGAATATTAACGGCACTATTTCACCCGATGGTGTACGCAAGAAGTATACACCGTCCTGCACAAATACGTCACATAGTTTATTGTCTTTATCTCTGCTCATTTTACCAACCCAATTATTAACCACATCTGCCTATCCTCCATTGATTGCTGAATAGACGAAATAGTGATTAGTATGTCTTTGTATTTAATATCATATGTTTTTATCGGCGTAAAATCGCGCCGATAACGCATTAGGATGGAATACCCGCCTTTTAATATTTGCTGGTTTCCCTCAACCGTTCTATCTTGCTTTAATGGCGTTACATTAGCGTTTGTTTCGAGTGCAACAGTCGGCGCAGATGGAATAGAACCTCCAGCGCCATCACTTACTTGCGCATACGTGATAAACTGTATTCTGCTATTTAATGCGCCGGATCTCATAAATATAAATTACGGCTGAATTTAAAAGCCATTGTCATTGCGTTTTGAGTAACTGTGTTTACGGTTTGACCCACTACAAAGTTTTCTCTGTTCTCGTAATTGGTAGCAACCAACATTAATAAAGCTAGTTTTAACCCCGATGGAAAGTTCCCTTCCCAATCACCGGCAGCGTACTCTATATTAACAGAGTTTGTTAACCTGTAATAAGGGTAGTACTCATCTGGGCCTGCGTTGGTTAATGTATAAGGCTGTGCATCTGTCGCATAAGTGGCTGTTATCGAATTAACAGGCCCGTATGGGATGTAAGTATTTACACACTGCCCACAGCAAGGTTTTGTGTACTTGTATTTCAAACCCGTACGTGGGACTAATGACAATCCTAATTCACCCTCTAACCACTCACGATTAGCAGCTATAAGCAGGTTAATAACGCTATCGTCAAAATCATAGTCAGGGTCTATTCTCATAAACTCCTTTGCTTCGATTAACGTTATCGGCTCTATTACAGGATCGTCTACGTATGGCATTATTTTTTCTCTAACTTAGTTTTATCAACCTTGTTTTCTTTAGATTGCTCAATTAAACCAACGCGCTCAAAGTACTCTATTTGCTCGGCTGCAACCTCTATAGTATCGCCTTTAGCATATCCGTTGTGATCTCTTGTTAGCTTTACTTTTTTCATGGTATAAATATAAAATAAAAAACCCGACAAATCAAAATTGAAATGTCGGGCCGATATGAAAACATTAACTAAACCTGCAATTATGCTACTGCTGTCGTACCCTTGATGAAGTAATCAGGGCCGTAAACAGGCAATGCGTAGTTACCTTCAACACGAACGGTAACTTTGTTCTCACGAACGTTAGTGCCATCCTGCTCAAAGAACTCAATACGCATCCCTTCTTGTGTAAGCAATTGTGCGCCTTCCTGGAAGTCCCCAACTACATAATCAGGCGCGTTAATCGCTGTGGTAGCGTAAACCGGAACACCCGAAATATAAAGTTGACCATTTTGCCATGAAACGTTCATTGGCAAATCGTATTCACCTGAACCAGTTGCTTTGTTACGGTAGAAAGTAGCAATGTCAATTGGGCGAAGTAAAACACCTGTAGCGTTACGCTCGTAAGTATCTTCTAACACCGCAATATCATTGGTAATCTTTTCCGCCAAGAACGTAGCCAATGGCGCGTTTGATGCAACAAAATTACCTGAAGTTAAAATACCCTTCAAGTTGGGAGTTGTACCATTACCGTAAAGGATTTGGCTATCCAATACACGTTTGAACTTTTCAGGAATGCGTGATTGTAAGAAAGAGATAAAGCCCGGGATATTCGCCATTGCTTTACGGGTTACACGTAACCAACCTGCAATGGTTTCAATGTTAACGGTTGCTTCAATCAAGTCAAAGTCAAACTGTGGCTTAGTTGCGCCCTCTGCTGTCGGTGCTGGTGTACCTTCACCTACCCCGTTTTCACGCATGAAGGTGAATGTGTTACCTGGGCCAATGTTGCCGCCTGGCATAATGTCCATGATGTGCACCTTACGGTTAACGCCTTCGATAATTTTAGGCGCATATATCTGACCATAACGGCTGCCGCCTGTAACGTTACCAGTTGACATATCGCCAACTGCTTTTAACTCCAGTGCGAAACCTTTAGTTTCTTTACGTTGGAATTTAGCAATATCATCAGTGGCATCTTCAAGGGTTGTGCGTAACACATCCGCAAAAGATTTTACTTCCGGCTCTTGTTGGCGGGTTGAGTTAACCTTTGCAGATAGCTTATCGTGCTGATCTTGCATAGCTTTTGTTTCAGCTTCAAACTTATCAGTTAAAGCCTTAACTTCTTCTTTGGTTGAAGCTGTTGATAATGCGTTTTTAGCCGCCTCTAATGCTTCAGCGGCTTTGGTTTCTGCGCCTTCCGCTTTCGCTTTTAATTCACCAGATGCTTTGTCGATAGCGTCTGTAATTTCTTTGATCTCCATTTTTTAGTTTAATTTAAATGCGTTTGTAATGTGATTAATTAACATCGGCGCATTTTCTGAAAGGGTGTCTGTTGACGGCGCTTTCTCAATGAGTGATTGTTTTATACTGTCTGAATATTCAATAAGCATCTTAAATGTTTCGTCTGAAAATGTACCGCTTTTAATAGCGCCGTCTAATGTTTGAAAATATTCCAATACATCTATTTCAGACTTTAGCCCCATGAAAGGGGTATTAGGGTTGCAGGCTAAGAATTGCAAACTTGAACCCTCGCCCAATTTTATTTCATGCAAATACGTTGCATCTGATTTCTTTTGTTGACGAACTCTGTTAAAACCAATTGAGTGTTGGTTGATAATGCCGCTTGCGCACATTTCTAAAAAGTCTTTTCCTAATTTGTGCGATCCAATTTTACTTTCGTAGTATAACCCTGTGGCATCCTCTTTCAATTCAGTGAATACGCCTACAGCCTGATCTTTTTTGTGGTCTAACAGGTGCTTAATTAATCTGCTGCCTTTTGGGCCACGCTCTGATATGGTTTTTGTAAAAGCTCCCGGCATGATTATATCTCCTGCTTCGTCTTTACTTCCGAAATGAGCAAGATAACCCGTTGCTATACCTTTTACGGTGTCAACGTCTTTTAACTCGCTGGTTACGCCTTTTAATTCCATGCTTGTAAAAATACATTATGAAAATAAGATTTGCTTTGTATTGGGTAAAGTGTTAAATTAGCATAAATTAAAATGAATTATGAAAGCGGTCATAACAGAGCAAGAAATTAAAGAGTTTAATGACATGGTTGAATATCAATCGTATTTAGAAGAACACAGGGAAAGTTTAAAAAACGCCACTTGGCATACAGTTGCAAAGTCTTTTTATCAGATGTTTGGATATGAAATAATTTTAAGATGAGTAAAGAGAAAACCCAAGCCTACGACCTCTCTAAAAAAACAAAAGAAGCCATTAAAAAGATTTGCACCGAAGAGGAGCGTTCAGAAAGCTTCATCGTTAGCCGCATACTTAACAAAATGTTTGACCCTATAAGTGATAAGAAATGAAAATTAAATCAGTACTAATCGAAATCAATGATGCAGACCCTAATTTTGTTTGTAAAGCAAATGTTCCAGTGTTTAAAAATCATGATAGCCGCAATAAGTTAGGAACAGCTTGTGTTTATTGGGATGAAAATTTATATGCGGATTTTGAATTAATAAAAGACTGTAATGGATTATACCCAAGTATTGGTTTTACGGTATTGTCTGAAAATGATGGTAAAAAGCATATTGAAATTATGCAGGTAGGGTTATGCGATAATAAAAACGAAGATGAAAGGATAGCTGCTATCCATTAGGAAACCTTTTCTGATAACCTCGCTCCGTCAAACTAACAAATGTACACCTACATCTCACCCGTTCTTTAGCGGGCAATTTAGGATCGCCGGGTAAGTTACCTTTGAACCCGCCTACCGTAAATTCATCATCAAACGGGACAGCGGTGTTATTGACAATAGCATGGTCATGTCTTTCGTGTCCATCCATTCGGGTTATCCAAAGTTTGTAACCGCTTTCTTCACCTATCTCATCGAAGTATGAACGCGCTGCAATTTCTTTTGCTTTATTCGCGCCAGTAGTAGTTTCGGTACGGGCAATTAATAATGAACGAACCTTGCCAATATCGCCTAATGTATATTGACGTATTAACCTTGCTAATTGGCTATTCGTTGCAAAGTCAGCGTTACCTTCAGCAATTGCTCTGCGTATTTGGTTAATGGTAGTTTCGTTTAACTCCGTTGCGAAATCAAAGGCAATATCATTGCCGTATTTCTCCATTAACAACCGCCATTGTTCATCAAAGAAAGAAACCTCCGCTTTTGTAGGATTTTCTGATTTCAATTGTAGGTATTCCTGCTTAGAGAAAACAGTCAACATAGAATAGGCGCGCTTATAAGCTGCAATCCATGGTGCTTGCAATATACTATCTGGGTTGAGTGAAATTAATACAGGCGCAACTGTTTGTACCAATGCCTTATAGAATATTGGCGCTAATTTACGCTCCATTCGGGCATGGGTTAAAGCGAATTGTTTAGCGTATTGCCTAATATCCACCGTCGTACCCTTTCAAGGCTTCGTCTATGCTATCCAATGTAGTGAACACTTGCTCATAATCCATGTATCCGCTTGGAACGAGCGCTTTCTCATAATTGGCATCATCCAATGTATCAAAGCCAAATAAAGCCCGTATTTCGTTAGATTTTAATATCAACTTAGGATTTGTCACGTAAGAAGAAACAATGGCGTAGTCGGGCTGTAATTCGCTGTAGTAGCTTATATCAGACCTTAACACCCGCTTTAAATCACCAAACTTTGGTATTAACCAATTTGTAACAGCTAAATCGCGTTTATTTAATGCCGGTACAACCCTGTTACGAACCAGTCCTTTGTATGCCTCCCCCGCGTTGTTGTAGCTGGAGGCTGATTTATCCCCCACTAAAATAGGATCTACACCTACCAATATTGACTGCCTTGCTCTGTCAGCGTTATCCCCCTCAATCATTGACATATCTCGGATTGTATCACCAATCATTTGAGCGTTAACAAAGCCGTTAGTAAATACTTTATTGCCGTTGTTATGAGCGCCTTTCATTTGGTCGTGGATATGCTGTTTCATAGCATCCATTTGCTGTGGCGTTAGTGAGCCCTTAGATGGATCACCACTTAATACGGTTATCCTGCCCCCATTAGCGAATTGAGCGGCTTGCGCTTCAGCAGACAATGAAGCCTTTGTAATGATCTTATCGCCTGCTTGCAATGGGCTTAATCCGTCACCATATGGCATTTCATTAGTAGGATTCCATTGC